TGGGGTGGCAACCTCATAGCCAATCCCTACCCCCACAACAACCCCAATGTTAACCCCAACATCTTGGGTCTAAGTATAAGCCCTCCTCGAGGCAGCGCGTGGTGGGAGTAACATGTAGTTGATGCATGATTTTCCCGCCCAACGCTCAACCGAGAAGTGTTCCAAGCTTGCTTCACCAGAATTGCTAGGGGCGAACCGACAACACCTTGTTGAGTTTCCGTCCCGAGACAATTCATACAAGTTCCAAGACTCATGAAGCAATTGGTGCGTACTGACGATTGGTTTGGCTCGAGCACGTGTTCCGTCCTTGGGATAATACACAACGCTAAGTATCCAAGAAAGGCCTTGTGTAGTCCCTCACGATTATGTCATGTCTCGATGTCACTCCACGTGGAGTACAAACCTCTTTCCATCTGTCTAAGCTTTTATGGAGTCTCCCACGATTATGTGCTCTCAATCGTGGTTGTCGCGCGGTCTAGTTCTCAGCGCGAAGTTTAAGCTAAGCACCCTCGGGCGTTCCCGGATTATGTGATCACATCAATTTGATGGCTGGTCACCACGCAACGCCTGGAGAGATACTCTTACTTTTCTCTTAAGATCCCCGGTCATTTGACGCTTGTAGGATGATAGGGTTATTTTCCACTATAAATACTTTCATACTCTTGGATGTTCTATATCCAAGACGGGAGGACCTACCCCGTACCCCTTAGAGGTGAGATGCCAAGAACAGGCCCTTTCTGTTCTCTCGACAATGGCATCATAGGCAACAAGCATCACACCAAGATTGCTAAGTTTTGTTAAGAGTTCTTCAAGCTATAGGGTGGCTGTAGCGACCTTCTGATGCCTGCGGATTTCCCCACGGAGCGATCCGTGCCACAGGGGCCAAAAGCCACGGCTAACGCCCATCAGGAGCGGCACTTACCCCGTGCCCCACCCTTGAAACTTGAATGTTCACACTGGCTTCTCTCGGCTTTCTGAACTGTCTGCTTGTTGGGGCCCCGAAGGATGCCCTGGAGGTACCCCATTTTATGGGATCTGACCAGGGGACACCTCAGCTCTCTAAGTTGCTGGTGTTTAAAAAACGTCTAAGGGCCCCCACCCCTTAGGTGGAGGGATCCACCTTTCCTTTATTTTTTAAAACTCTTTTATGGTCACAATTGTTTATGATTATTCAAATTACCACTCACTATTCTATTGGCTTGTACAACACTATCACAATGGCTTCCCAGGATATATTTTATGATGCTGTCACAGAACAACCAAAACCCAAGGCACCCACTCTTGAATTGGCTGCTGAAACTGTCACAGATGTCACCTGTGATGCTTGCTGTTTTAGCATGCACAGAGTTGCCCGGCGCTACCCTAACCCCGGTGAGCGTCCTGAAGTTCCATCGCTTTTGAAACGTGTAAAGCGCATGGTGTGGCAGGGGGGTAACAACTCCAAACCCTCTGTCAACAATACGGGCAATGAAGGTACAGTCTACAATAACTATTACTTAAATACATACAATGGCTCCTTGGATTTGTCTGGGCATACTAGCGGCTCTTCATCCAAACCTTCAAATGCCGCCAGTGATCTGCTCTCTACTGTTGGAACTCTTGCAGGATCAATGTTAATGGACCAGGACACCGAGGAAACTACCAACTTATCTGACAGGATCCAAACCTCCAAGCTTGCAATGACTGCCGTAAACACTCAGTCTTCAGTCGGCGTCTTGCAAGCTTACTCAACTCCTGCAAATGATTCAGATCCGTCCAGTTGCTCAGATGTATCAACTAAGTCCACTCCTGCTACTCAGAGATTTTTCACTTTCCCCTTGGCTTCATGGACTTCTACACAAACCCCTTTCCAATACCTGACCTTCACCCCCATGTCACAGCTTTCAGAGGATGACAACATGTTTGCACATACCTCTCAAATGCACTATTTACACAAATGTGGCTGGTCAGCTCAGGTCCAGTGTAATGCATCTCAATTCCATGCTGGCTCTCTGTTGGTTTTCTTTGCTCCTGAGTTCCCCAAAGGGACTCGCGTGAGTGACGAGGGTGTCAACTTTCCTGCCGAAGATCAGTCCACCTGGCAGACCCCTGTAATGGAATCCTTCCTACAACCTGAAACTCAAAATCACTACAGCCTTGGCGACTTGGCTTGTAACCCCCAACAGTGGTCTCTTTACCCACATCAAATTCTCAACATCAGGACTGGTACTAGTGTTTCCTTACAGGTTCCTTTTGTCAACCCCGCTCCAGCCTCTGTCACTCGAATCCACACCACCTGGACACTCGTTGTTGCAGTACTCACCCCCCTCAGCTTCGCGGCTGGCGCCTCGCCCAATGTTGATATCACTGTTTCCATTGCTCCACTCAAACCTGTTTGGAATGGTATCCACCATTCACCCCTCACCCGCCAAATGCCAATCCCTGTCACACCAAGGGAAAATTCCAACATGTTCCTGACCACGCGGCCCGACAGGACCGTTTGCGCCATGTCACATTGCATAAATGGTGACAAGGAAACCCTGGTCGGTGAAGTGACGGATTTCGTTCAAATTGCTCAGATGCCAACTTTCTTGCAAATAGGGACCACTCTCTTCAAACCTTACTTTGAAGCCACTAACGTAGTCGATCATGACTACGCCCTGCTCAAGGTTAATGTTATCCCAACAGACCAGCAAATGTTCAACACCGCCTTTGGCTCCACTTGTAGGTTATTCACTCAGTATAGTGGTTCTTTAATATTTTCACTCATTTTCACAGGACCCGCCATGGCAAAGGGTAAGTTTTTACTGGCATACACTCCCCCTGGTGCGGGACAGCCCGCTTCTCTTTCACAAGCAAAGCAGGCAATCACCAGCATCTGGGACATTGGACTCAATTCCACATTCCGTTTCAATCTGCCTTTCATAAGTCCTACAACCTATAGATGGACCTATTCTGGTACCGGCTCCGTCCTAGACATCGACGGCTGGTTCACTGTCTGGCAATTGACACCTCTAACTTACCCTGCTGGGACCCCACAGAACAGCGCCATAGTTGTTTCTGTTGCTGCAGGGCCTGATTTTTCTCTGAGAATTCCGCTGGTGGCTCTACCATCCCAAACCACTGATAATGCTGAAACTGGTGTGCCCAATCCTCCTGGCCCTGATGAAGACTTTGTTGCTGTTCCTGATCCTGTGCCCACAGTTGCTCATTCCAATTTAGCCTATTTCTTTGACAGGTCCATGCTCTTCACTCATACTAATTCTGGATTTTGGAACACCAATTCTCACACACTTGCATACCCTGATGATATAGTCCTCCTTTCCCCAATTCGGAGTCGTTCTCAGCGTATGGCTTCGAATTTCCCGTCTTCTGGCTATACTAGGTTCTGCTACAGTTTTATGGCTGCTTCTCCTTTCACCTACTTCCACGGGGATATGGAAGTTACTGTCATGCCTGAGAACTTTTCCACAACCATGGCGTGGGAAGTGTTCTGGTTCCCGTCTGGTGCTGCCATGCCTACGAAGAAGGTAGCCGTCACAGGCGTTTTCACCCCTGGTTTTAATCTCCAGGCGATGCCTGTCGCCCGTGCTCCAAACTCTGCCAATGTTGTTTCCTTCATTGTCCCTTGGACCTCCCCACTGTCAGCTGCTGCCAATTACTTTGATGGGTTCTCTAGCTATACCAGGTCAGGTACCTCTTACATGCAATTACCAGGGAATAATTGGGGTGCAATCATCATCAAGTGCGATGATGGAAAGAAATTGCCGTTCAGGGTCTACATTAGGTTCAAGAAATTCAGGGCATGGTGCCCAAGGCCCTTCCGCACTGTCACCATTCCTTCACAACAGCGCTCCGGGCGTGTCAGGATTCCTATCACTGATGCTCCTCCTCTGGCACAGAATCCCAATGGGCATAAACTTGATCTGGCTGACACTCTCAGTCTTCTTAGGCCCCACGATGTCACCCAGGACGGTGATGTCGAGTCTAACCCAGGGCCTTTCATGTTTCAGGGACCCAAAAAACCCAAAGAAGGAATCTCACTTGCTGAAGCTGTTATAAAAGACTTCCTGGCCAACACCCCTGACTTGGGTAAAGAAGAAATTGGAAAGTTGTCTGATGTCATGAAGAAAGCTGCCCGGTCAGAAAAGAAGCTCAAGCCTACTGACAATGAGGACTCCATGAGCGCCTTTCAGGCTTTCCTGGAGTCGGATGACCCAATCGACACTGCCCTCAAGGGATGGGACGCTTTGCGTGAACTCCAAACTCTCTGGAAGGCGCTGAAAGCTGCCTTAGGCTCTGGTTCTTTCTGGTATGACATTGCTTGCAAATTCATTAAAGTTTTTGTCTCTGCTGCTATCTACGCACATTCTCCTGATCTGACTACCTTCTCACTTCTCTCAATTCTCTCTCTGGTCGATGTCTGTTCTGTCTCTTCCATCAAGGATGCAATAATTCGTTACCTTATTCCAATCACTGAAACACAGCCTCCTCCTATTGATCTCAAGGAGGAGGAAACCTTCTTTTCTAAATTTAAAAGTCTTTTCAAATTTGAAGGCCCTACAGATGATGTGAAGGATGCAAATAATTGGTTCAGTCTCTTGAAGAATATTGAATGGGCAATCAAGTTAATTGAGAAATTCAAGGATTGGATACTTCAATGGTTCAAAACTGCAGACAAAACTCCAAAAGAAAAATTGGCCGAATTAATGCCACATTTTGCTGGCCACGCCTCCCGCGTGTCAGACTACCGCTCTAAAGGCGGTGAATTTCCCCAAATTTCTGTTGATTTTATGAAAACTGTTTTCAATTTGGCAACTGAAACCTCACAGCTCCATATAGCAAATTTGGCTTCAAAGTTTCTAATTAGGCGCACTAACAATAAGCCTAGGACTGAACCGGTCGTGGTTGTTCTTCGTGGGCGACCAGGTGCTGGTAAATCTGTTGCCTCTCAGCTCATTGCTCAGGCTGTTTCAAAAGTTGCTACTGGTTCTCAATCTGTCTATTCTTTTCCTCCTGATTCTGAACATTTTGATGGTTACACTGGTCAGTATTCTGTGATTATGGATGATTTAGGCCAAAACCCTGATGGGCAAGATTTCTCTACTTTCTGTCAAATGGTTTCTACTACAAATTTCATTCCCTCAATGGCCTCTCTTGAGGACAAAGGGATGCCTTTTTCTTCTCAATTCATTGTTGCTACTACTAACCATGCTAAGTTCAACCCTCCTACAATCAGCGATGGGAAAGCCATTACCCGTCGTATCTTTCTTGATTTGACTGTTCGCCCTGGCTCTGAATGTATTTCTGATGGTAAATTGGATCTTGAAGCTGCTCTGGAACCTATGGGCCCTGCCATTGGTCCTTTCTCTCAAGATTGTGAACTTCTACACACCTCAGGTCTCATCTTCGCCACTCCACAGGGGGAAGAGCTCAGTCTCCTTGATGTAGTCACCCTGGTCTCGAATAAGGTGAAAGAAAAGAACACTGTCCAATCTAAGCTCTCCGCTTTGGTTTTTGAGAATCCACCAAACTCAATGTCCCCAGTGGAGTACGTCATGACCATGATGACGATGCAAACAAATGAGACTGCACAACTAAGAGATGAATTGGCACAACTGAATGAATCTGTCCAAAGTTTTCAAGAAGAAAAGAGACAAGCCCTGAAGATGTTCACTATCGTTGCTGCTTTCTTTGCTACTGCCTATTCTGTCTATAAAGTTGCTAAATATTTCAAGAAATCACAAAGGGAAGAAGAAATGCACACTGAATTGGTTCACTCACTTAAATTGGTCAATCACCCCACTGCCTCTGTTGAATCACATTTCCTGGACACACCACCCACGCAAAGCCCTTACGAGGGGATTGCGCGCATCCAGAAAGCTCCAATGAAAATTCTTCAATTGCAGGCTCCCGGATTGGAATTTGAACAAGCTGTGTACATGCATGGCACCTCCCAATTCAACTTCCACATGCCAAATGAAAGGAAACCCAGAACCCAAACCTGTTTTCTTGTGAAGGACCGCGTCTTCTTGGTGAATCACCACACCTGGATGATGCCTTTTGAACAGTTCGAAGTGCGAGGCCAAACCTTCCACAAGAAGGACTGCACCTTCGTTCACCTGGTTTATGATTCAATCTCCACTGACCTTGTTGCTGTACAACTTCCCAAAGGCCCTTGTTTCCGCAACAACATTCCTAAGTTCATTTCTGCTTCTGACATCTTCCCAATGCGCAACACTCCCGTCACGGGCATCAATGCTGATGGCCCACTGTTCTATTCTGGCTCTGTCATGCGACCACCTGCTGTACAAGAGATTTCCACTGGTCCCACTGCTAAATTCATGCTTTACAAGGCTCAGACAATGCCTGGTTTCTGTGGCTCACCTATTGTTGCTTCTGTTGCTGGTGCAAAGAAGATCATTGGCATTCATTCTGCTGGTGCTCATGGTGTTGCTGGTGCTGTAACTGTCACCAAAGAAAATCTTTCTGCCATCATGGACTACTTTTCTCAAACTTCTGCAATGACCCCTGAGGGTGCAAAGGAGCCTCTCCCAGATGGCCCTCGCATCCACATCCCCCGCCACACCACTCTGAGGAAAACCTGTGCTTACCCCATCTTTAAACCTGATGCTGGCCCAGCAGCTCTTTCCAAGAATGACCCCCGATTGGCTGAAGGAGTTGATTTCGACTCGGTTCTGTTCTCCAAACATGAAGCAGACCAAACAGAATACCCCAAAGAATTTGAGACGATGGCTCGCTGGTACGCAGACCGCCTGGTTTGTTACCTTGGCAAAGACAACGGGAAGATTTCCGTGAAAGAAGCCATCCATGGCATCGTCAATCTCGATGCTATGTGCAAAACCACCTCCCCTGGACTCCCCTACACCCAGAAAAATGTCAAACGGACTGACCTCCTGGATTTTGAAGAAGGAACGATTACCTCACCCCTCGTGAGGGCAAGGTATGAGAAAATGGCCTCTGGCGATTACTCTGACCATGTTTTCCAGACTTTTCTCAAGGATGAAATCAGACCCAATGACAAAATTTCCCAGGGAAAAACCCGCGTTGTTGACGTCCCCTCTCTGGAGCACGTCATCATCGGGAGACAACTTTTAGGCAAATTCTGTTCCAAGTTCCATTACTTTCCCGGCGTGGAGACTGGATCCGCCATTGGGTGTAACCCCGATTGGCATTGGTCCTACTTCGCAGCCCAATTGGCTCAAAAACAGTATGTCTATGACATAGATTATTCAGCTTTTGATTCCACCCATGGTTCAGGCATGTTCAAATTGGTTGCTGATACTGTCTTTAGCCCTGAAAATGGATTTGACCCAGCCCTAAAAGATTACCTCATGTCCCTTGCATTCTCCACACATGCATTTGGCACTGAAAGATTCAAATTGAATGGTGGACTCCCCTCCGGATGCTCCGCCACCAGTGTTCTGAACACAGTGTTTAACAACATTGTGATTAGAGCAGCATTGAAAATGACGTACAAGAACTTTGACCCAGATGACGTGCTGGTCCTGGCCTACGGCGACGACCTTCTGGTTGCCTCCGATTACCAGCTCGACTTCAATCTGGTCAAGGAAAAACTGGCTGAAAACACTCTCTACAAAATGACAACTGCAAACAAACAACCAACTTTTCCCCTTGTGTCAACATTGGCTGATGTTCAGTTCCTTAAGAGAAAGTTTGTGCCTTACTCTACCTCTTGCCTCATTTTCCGTCCCGTAATGGACGTAAAGAATCTGAAGACTATACTCTCTTTCTACCACCTCAACCACTTGGACGAGAAGATTGAGACGGTCGCCCGTCTCGCTTTTCATTCAGGTCTTACTGTGTATGAAGAGTTGTTTGCTCCTTTCAAGGAAGCGGGGATCACCGTGCCTTCTTGGTGGTACCTGCAGAAGGAGTGGGAACAACAGTTCTGGTGAACGTTTGAAGGGAGAGCAACGCAGTACCGAACAATCCAGTTCGGTGTCCACGGCCGCTCCCGACAACTTTACCAACCTGATTAACCGCCTTTACCCCTGTCGATTGAGGGATAATGGTCTGGCCTTTTCTTGTTTTTCTGTTCTAACCTATTCAGATTTGACTCTACTGCTTGATTA